ATTGAACTCCTGTAATTGCCCATACATTTGAAGTATTATCTGCAAGATTAACCTGTCCAACGTACCTATTTGCGTCTGCATTTGCAGCCCAAGATGTAGATAAACTCCCACTTTGAAAACTGCTCCCTGCACTTAAGGCAAATAATATACGCAAACTAGCAGCATTATCATTATCAAAAGCTCCTGTTGTATCTGCTGGAAAAGAAACTGTGTACCTATTCCAATTTGTATTTGAAACAGTATAAGAAGCTGAACATTCTCTACTATTATCTACATCAGCAAGATTAACTATGTATGTTCCTGTTTTATTTGTTTTTACATAAAAAGAAAGTGTAAATTTTTTTGCAGATGAAGTTCCCTTTGCAAAATCTTGTATATTTTGTCCTTCAATCATTTGCCTAAACAGATGTACGTCAGTTGAACCTAAAGATGTATCAGCAGTAGTGACATCTATTTTATAAGAATTTGCAAATCCATCTGGACTATCTGTTGATTGAGAAAAGCTATATGCTCCTATTGTTCCAGAAAAAGCATTTTGCCAACGATCTATGTTGTACGCATTTACTGTGGTTACAGCAGATGTTCCATTTCTTTGTGAAACAGCCATTGCTCCATTTATGATCTTGTTTCTATTACTTAGGTTATTAGTAATATTGGCAGTACACGTTCCATCAGATGCAAGAGCAATAGCATTTGCACTACTTCCTGTGTGCTGTATGTTTTGAACCTTTATCGTTGACATAATTAACTATAAGGAGAAGTTCCAAGAATAGATGTGTTCCATTGTGCTTTTAGTTCAGCTACATTTGATGCAGCGGCTATGGCGGAATCTGCTGGGGCATCCCTTAGTGCTTGTTTCTTATTAACTATATCAGTAGTGCTAGATGATGTCTCTAAAGCTTTTTGAAACTCAATATCTAACTCTATAAGTTTTGGTTCTCTTGCAGTTCTAATATGTGTCTTATGAATTTCTCTGGCTTTCGCCATGTCAATTCCAAATCCCATGTTTTACTCCGTATAAGTCCAAGCATCTCTAAAACTCCTATCTGTAGGAATTGCAGATTTATTAACAGTATAAACTGTCTTACCACTTGGGCAATCTTTATCTTTAATTTGTTCTAAAGTTAAACCACAATTATCTGAGGGGCAAAGAATACTTATTCCACCATCATCTCTTGTGTAAATTAATCTGTAATCAGAATTTGCCATAAGTTTTAAATTTTTAAATTAAGTTTACACTACACTCCAAATTGTGACCATATTATTCGAGGCATCTGATCTACTACCTGTAAAATCATTTCTTGTAAAAAGTTTGCAAACTGTGGATGAGTTTTGTTGAGAAGCAGAAATCGCACACCGACCATCATCATTTTGTGAACATTGAACTACTGGCATATAATTTGCATCAGGAAAAGCACTAGCAAAATTTATATGATATTCTGAACTTCCTACATCGTTTACAGAACTTACGTTAAAGGATTGATCAGTACTACTAGATTGAAAAATAGTACCACTATCATTAAAAAATACCCAAGCTTTGCATCTTCCTTTAGCTATTTGTGCAGTTGTAGAACTATTGTTACCGCTTGTATCTGTAATTGTTCCAGCTTTAAGGTTTCCAGTGCAAGTAGTCGTACCAGATACTGAAAAATTACCAGAATTATCTGTTTGTGCAACAATACCATCTGCTGCGTCAGGTAAGGTTAAAACTCTATTATTATTAGATGATGAGGGTGCTTGTAAGCTGAAAGACCCACCACCTGATGCTGCGTTTAGTTTAATCTTTGCTGTCATTTATGCAGCCTCCAGTGCAGCGACTTTTGTTTCCAAAGTAGTAACTTTAGTATTTAGCTCTTGAACTGCCTTTGTTAATAAAGCAACCATATTTCCATAATGGACGGCATCTGGTTGGTTTTTATCATTATATTCAACAAAATTTGTAAGACCTATATCGTGAACATCCTCTGCTATAAAACCACCATAGGTTTTATCATCAGCATTTTCACCTGTTGCATTGCTCTTGAAAGTAACTGGTCTAAGTTCTAAAACATCTGTAAGACCCCAAGTTGCATTAGCAATGTCTTTTTTATATCTAGATGAAGAGCCATCTCTAACTAAAAGTCCTGTTGTAAGTATCCGAACTAGACTTCCACCACTGCCTGTTATTGAATATGTGCCATTTGATTGTATTCTTCCTTCGGCTACTAATGAGTTTGCAATACTTGTATTAACAGAGGGACTTCCCAATATTGTCCTCCCAGTCGTGTCTATACGCATTCGTTCATTTGCCAAACCTGATCCGCCGCCAGTTACAAACGCTAAAGGTTGTCCTGATCCTGTTCTTAGATATGCTTCACCAGTTGCACTATTTTGACCTATCCACAATCCATATCCACCGTTATTTGCAAACTCTGCGATTAGACCTGATGCGTCTGTTCTTCTTACAACTAAAGGAAAAGTTGGTGTTGTTCTGTTAATACCAAAATTACCAGAACTTGTAAGCCTAGCTTTTTCACTACCATTAACTTTTATTGGAAAATCTGTTGGAACATCCAACGCTCCAGAACTATCAACCGTTGCTCTAGTAGTTCCACCTGTATTTATATTGACAGTATCAGTTCCGAAACTTACTCCTGTATTACTGTCTGAACCTTGTAAAGCTGGTGCGGAAGCTGATCCGTCAACTCCAGAAATACCAGTAGTGCCGTTAATTGATATTGCCATTAGACAAAAGTAAGAACAGAAGGACTATTTACAGTAAGTGTAGCATTAATTGTTAATGGGCCTGCAACCATAGCGTTATGATTTGCAGTTATTGTGTAATCATTATCCATAGTATTTTCACTTTCAAAAAATATAGATTCACCGCCACCACCTTGCGCGCCAGCCGTGATACCAGTAAGGTTTGATCCATCAATGGCTGGCAAAGCACCTGTAAGTTTTGATGCTGTAAGAGCTGATATACGAGCATCGGCTACAGTTCCTGTTAAATTACCTGCTGGTATATTTGTTAGGTTTGCTGCTGAAGTTGATGGTAACGTAGCTGGAAATCTAGCGTCAGGTACAGTTCCACTGCTAAGATTACTTGCATTTAACGCTGATCCATCAATAAAGCCAGCACCATTTGTAAGTTGATTATTATTAGTGGGTACAGTTGGCTTATTAAGTAAATCGTTAAAATTAACTACATTAGAATTATTATTCACACTATTACCCATATGTGCATGATTTATACACATATAGTGCAAAATTAATGGTGTTGTATCTGTTACTTCTATTTCTACATATCTACTAGATGCACTATTGAAAGAACTGTTATATGCAGAAGAATTAGCTTTTGAACCGTCAGCATAAAAAGTAATCCCAGTTGTATATTCTGTAGTTTTATTTGCTTCTAAATAAAATGCTATTGGATGGCCACTATTTGAAGAATCAGATTGATCTAATCTATATGTCCTTCCTGGTGTCAGTGTTATAAAAGGTGCTTCATATCCATCCACCTTATAACCATTACTAGAACCAGTTCCGTTATATCTATGAGCCGCAGTTTTTGCAGCTACAGTTATAGCTAATGTTTTTGTAGAACCAGTATAAGTTGCCTGTAAGGTTGCAAAACCTCTAATATTTCCATCATTTTGAAGTGTTAGATTTCCAGTGAATGCAGGGTTAGTACTAGAACCAGGATCAACCCAACTTAAATTACCACTAGCATCACTTGCTAAAACATAACCACTTACACTCGCATCTGATGCTGGCAATGTCCATACAAGATTAGATGTAACAGTAGTAGGTGCTTTAAAGCCTACATGATGTGAAGAATCACTATCTAAATATCTAAATTCTTTTTGACCTGATACTGAAAAATGTTCAGAAGAAGTCCATGAATCAGTAGAATCTAACCAGTTTATAGTTTTATCTGTTGCACCTTTTAATGTAATACCCCCTCCTGAAGCAGTTGTATCTGATGGAGTAGAAACCTTGCCTAATTCAATATTTTTATCCTCTACAGAGAGAGTTGTAGTATCTATAGTAGTAGTCGTACCATTTACAGTAAAATCCCCTTCAACAGTTAAGTTACCTGGTAGAGATCTATTAGCATCAGGTATTGGGACATAATCTAAACTTTGCCATGCTGTAGATCCATCACCTATCTTAAATTTTTTAGTATCTGATTCTATACCCCATTCACCTGCTAATAAAACAGTATTACTAGATGTCCAATTACTAGCAGTATCCCTTCTTTGTTTTTGTAATGCAGTTAATGTAATAGTCATATTTAAACAGAAGACCTTGCATCTATTATATTAGTCCGTGCAGGGGTTGCACTACTATCTAAAGCATCTAATATATATTCTCTTGCAGTATTAGAAGAATCACCAGCATCGAATATTAAATCACCTATATCAATAGGTACAGAAACCAATTCAATTTCAACATTCCATTTACTTGTAATACCATCAGATATTGTTGGGGGTGTTGCATATAACCAGGCAAAATCTGATACTAAAGCTACAGGAGGTGAATTATATCCGCTCCAAGTTGTTGAAGAAAGAAAAAATATCTCGAAGCTACCATTTTGGCCATCATAATGAGTTCTAATATCTGTAACTTGACTTTCCGTTAAATTATCAAAACTTAACTGTAATGTTTGATTTATACGTCTATTGCCACGCCTAAAGCCTGTTGTAGTTCCATTAGATGACTGTTGAATTGCACTAGGAAAATCACCAGGGGTATAAAGTCTTGTAGTAGGAACGATAGAAGGAAAAGTAGCCATTAAATAGGAACGCTAATTAATTCTATAGATGTACTATATCTATTAGGCGATGAAATGCTAATTTGAAAAGATTGTGCATACCTCCACTTATAACTGCTACTACTTACTGGAGGTGTAGAATACCCTGCCCATATTTCTGTTGATAGATCAAAAGGCTCTATAGATCCATTTTGTCCATTGTAATGATTCAATAAATTTTGAGCTTCCGTTTCTGTTAAATATTCATATGTAATAGTTAACCTTTGAACAAGTCTTTTTGCACCAACTAAAAATCTTACATTACCACCACTTAATCCTTCATGTATATTTTGTGGATAATCTCCATAAACCAATGCCCTTGTTTCTGGCTCTAATGATGGAAAAGTAGTCATTGCAAAACTGTGAAAGAACCTGTAGATATTTCGTTAGATATTTCTGCAATATTACTATTATTAAGTGGAAAATGTGCCGCTTCTATATTGCTAACACCATCATTATCATATGTAATACTATTAACTTGATAATATTCTATTTCTGTTCTATCATCACCTACACTATTTTTTCTTTGTAATTGTAATTTTATAATATTTGTTGGTATTAGTGTTGTTGTTAACAATGCAGTCGAAAAGGCTATGTTATGTGTTGTATGTTTTCTTCTTGATAATTCATATTTAGCGTACAAAATAGCGTGATTTACATCAGTACAAAAATCTGACATATCAAACTGTTCTGTAGGTGCATCTAATGTAGTTGTAGAAAATTTTACACTAACTGTTTTACGTCTTGCAATTTCTGTTGGTATGCATTCTGTATAAATACAATTTGCAATGAAATCTCTTCTTTCCTCTACACTTAAATAAGATTTTTTGAATGTACCTTGAATAATGTTTTCTTCAGTGAATGTAATTACTGGAGTAAGTGCTGTTGTGTCTATCTGATTACTATTATTAATTGGTAGTATTGGTGCAAATTGATATTTACCACCAACTGATAAAAAAGATAATAAATAAAATGGGGAAGTATTAGTAATAAAATCTACTATATTTATTGATTTAGATAATATCCCATTAAAAAACATATTATTATTTGTGCAAAAACTAGAAAGATTTTGTAAATTAGATAGTTCTACAGGTGCAACAATTGTTGCTGTATTATTACCATCAATTTTTTTATAAAGCTTAAATAAATGCATAGCTAAATCTATAAATTGATTACTAGCACCTACTGTGTAACTTGAACCAGATAAACCAGCACTAAATAAATCTACTTTTACACCTTCTTCATAAAAGATATAAAGTTGTTTTGTTGTTGTAGGAAAAGTACCTGCTGACGGAGTTTCATAAAGATTTCCACTTGATGCTAAAAATGTTATATCTGCAAATGAAGAATTATTATTTGAGTTGTTTGTAAGTGTAGAAGTAGGACTTATAGCGTATTCAACTTGAGTTCCTTCTAGTGTTCCTGTACTTGCTGGATTGCTTGTATTAGTTTGTGTATCAAGTGAAACAAAAGTTCTTTTAAAAATAAATTTTGTACGTCCACCACTTACCTGCTGTAGGTTAGACAAGTTCGAACCAGTTAAAGGTGCGAATAAATTACCGTTATTAAAATCTGCGTTAAGATCTTGTATTGTTCCAACTGTTTTTCCTCCAGTAACTACACCGCTAGAATTAATTGTTGCATTATTAATAAACTCCATGTCTGATGTTTGTAAATATATATTCTGATAATTTGTAGTCACATTAGCCCCAGTTTCAGCATCAAAAACCTGCAAACTAGTAATAAAAGTTGTATTAGAAGTATCACCAGTACCAAAAGTTTTCACCTTTTGTGAAAAAAAATCTTTTGCTAAATCAGGTGTATTTTCTAATGAAGAACCAGAAGATGCTTTTTGTAATTCTACTAAATAACTGTATATATCATTACCACAAAATAAACCACTACTAGAAATAGGGCATGTTGTAGGACTACTAGCAAGTGTTGCCGCAGTATTATATAAATGGCTTAAGGATACACTTGTATCATCTAAGAATGTAAGTTTTTTTAACCCTGTAAATGCTTTTGCTTTTTCAGGTGTACTTGCTATTTCTCCTTGTGATATAACAAATAATAATTTTTGAACAAAACTAGATGAACCAGCTTTTATTAAACTTGGCTGCATCCAAACCCCACCAATATTATTAGATCTTTTACCAAAAACAATAGGTACTGTTTCACCTGATTGTGCTATTTTTTGTGCTTTATCTAAATCAGCATTAGGTTTTTTTACATTATCTAAACTATCATCTAATTTTTGAGAATCTTGATTTACATCAGATTTTCTTTGTGCATTTCCTGTAAATGCAGGTTTTAAGCCTCTAGCACCAATAATAAAAGAAAATGTTCTAGGCATTATTCATACTCCAAAGACATTATAAAGTTTAGTATTTCTGGAGTTACAACAAATGAAACAAAATCAAATGTTTTTATTTTTGTAGATCCTGTTAATATATTACCTTCTTTGTTTTTATATATCCTTTTATTGTTTTCTACAAAACCTTTTGCATCAGTAATTTTTGTACCATCTTTTAAGGTTGCTTTAATATTTATTGCAAAAATAAAAGTACTCATGTTGTGACAAACCTACCTAATAAATCACTGCTAATACGTCTTGAAGGTACTTGTGCTTTTTGTTTTGATATTGCAGGGCTTACAGTCCAGGTAACAGTAGAATCGTTTATAGTTGCGTTTTCAATAGTGCCATTAAATCTACAAATAAGAGAAGCACTATTACTAAAAGAATCTTGTCCTATAGATTGAGTATATAAAGAAGCTATTACAAGACTATCGCCACCTATTGCAGTATCAGTTAAATCTATAATTGTAGCTGTAGCTGCTAAATTAATAGTTAAATCACTAATACTAGATGCTTCAGTTGAAGCAAAACCACTAGCATCAAACGCTAAATAAGTAAAATTCATATTTTGATCAATTTCAGAATCTGCTGTTAAATTTTGTGCTGATTGATAAAAATTTTGATAAGCAATAGAAGGAGATCTTTTATTACTGCTGTTTAAAACATTGCTTTTATCAGAATAATATTCTAAAAAAGTTAATATATCGAAATCAGACATTTATGATAAACCTAATGATCTTCTAGCTCTTAAATCAGATTGAAGTATATTTAATGTTTGATCTATTCCACTTTGTACTGCTGTTGTTAAATCATTTGTAGTTATAAAATTAGTGCCATCCATTTGTGTAACTGCCCCTGTCGTAATATTAACATTAGGTCTTGAGATATAACCACCATCAGCAAATCTTGGGATAGCTGCACTACCACGCATACCTGCTAGATAATTTCTACTAAATGCACCTGCCTTTCTTGCAGGTACTATGTATTCACTACCAGCTTCACCTGCATAAATTAATTCTGGACTTGAAACAACACCACCAGCAGCCATTGGAGTACCAGAACCTTCACCACTAGTATTATTTCTTCTATTTCTTAAATTTCTAAGCTTTTGTAAAATTCTATTTATAAAATTAAGAAATGATCTTAATGGTGCTGTAGCTGCAGATATAGCTGATTGCACAATGTTAGGAATACTATTTATAGCTGCTTTTATACCTCCAACAACACCATTAAAAACATTAGTAACAAATTCTGCATAACCTCTAAATGGTGCTAATAAAAAATTACCTATTGCTTTCATTGCTTCACCTATCTTATCTCTATTAACAAAAATATGACCTGCAACAGTTCCAATAAGTTTACCCAAAGCCATTAGACCAGCTATTATTGCTCCACCAATTAAAAAAGGTGCTATAACTGGCATAAGTCCTGCTATAGCTGGACCAATTGCAGCAAACATCGCACCTAGTTTTATAGCTGCTATTGCTTTGATTGAAATAACCATAGCACCAACTAAAGGAACTAAAGTTACTAATACTGGCAAAAGTAATCCTAAAGCAATACTTATAGCTTTTACTGGGCCAGGTAATGCAGTAAACTTTTCTACTCCAGATGTAATTATTTCAACAAGTTTTTCTAATGCTGGTAATACAGCACTTGTTAATTGTACTTTTAAAACATTAAATTTCTCACCCATTTGTGCAACGTCATCATTAAAAGTAGCCATTCTTTCAGCACCTAATTGAGTAAAACCAGTACTCAATCCTTGAATTGCTTCACTGCCTTGATTCATTATTGGTATTAACTTTGACCCAATACCAGTACCAAATATTTCTGAAGCATTAGCAGCAGCTAAAGTCTTATCATCCATTGCTTTTATCTTGTCTCCTATCTCAAAAAACATTTGATCTAATGGCTTCAACTTGCCATCAACACCAGTCACTCCTATTCCTAACCTATCAAATGCTTCTTTTGCTGTACCAACCCCATCGCTAGCATCTTGCATGTTTTTAGCAAGTGTTGGGAAAGCTCTACTTAAAGTCTTAAAATCTGTCCCCCCTAAATCTGCAGCCTGTCTTAACTTATCCAAAACAGGTACAGCAAGTCCCGTCTTTTGGCTCATCTTTTCTAATTGATCACCTAACTGCAAAGTATCATTTACTAATTTACCCATTCCAGCAATACCTATAGCAGGTGCTAGATTTTTCATTACACCAAAAGCATTACTAGCAGCAGTTTTAAGTTTATTCATTGCTGTTGCTGTATTATTAGTACTTGTTTTTAAACCGCCTAAACTTTTTTGCAACCCACCAATTTCATTCTGCCCTGTAACTTTTGCTTTTATTGTATAAGAGGTGCTTAAATCCATTATTTATTTTCTTTATTTATAATTTCTACTATTTTAGCCTCTAATACCTGTAAGTCAGCAAGTATTTCTAAAGGTTTTTTTATTTCGTCTTTTTTTAATTCAAATATCCATTTTATAACATTGTAATCAAGAGCATAAATTACACCTTGATCAATTCTCCATTGAGTTTGTATATCTAAGAATATTGTTATAGCTAACCAATTTTGTTCTAAAACTTCAAATGTTTTTATTTCTTTTTTTTGTTTTATTGGTTCACCTAATAGGACTGCATCATCTTTATCTGTTTCATCAATAATGCGATCACCGCACCAAAACAATGCAGCCCCTTCTAGTTTTTTGTTTTTTGTTTTGTAACTTCATTAAAATATTTTTCAACAAGTATATTAGCAAGACCAGCAATATCTAATAATTGTTTTTTTGTTGCTTTTGTAAAAGGTACAGGGTTTTCACCATCTGTTATACCGTCCCAACCTACTAAAATTTCATCTGCAATCATATAATCAGATATTTTCACCCCATCAAAAATACCTTCATCTAATTCTTTTTGTTTTTTTTGTGCCTGTATACCAATTTCATTTATTCTTGATTGTGGAATAATTTTAAATACAGCGTCAAATGTTTCTTCTTTTTGAGTACCACCATCTGAAGGAGTATAGAAAACAATAGGATGCGTAAAAGTTGCTTCCTTTTTTAAAATAAACATAAATTTATATAATATATTCTAGGGTAAACCCTTT